GACCCACTGTGGCTGGACGTCGTGTCGTTCCACGTATACGGGATGCTGTGAACGCCAGCCGAAACGCTGGCTGCAACCTGCCAGGAGATCCCGAAGCTGCCCCCGTTGGAGATGACCTTTCCACCCAGACCCCCGTTGATCGTGATCCCACTGGGGAGCGTAGGCGTGAGGGTCCATGAATCCCCGATGCTGATCTGCGTGCCCGTCGTCGTCACGACGCTGGCCGAGGCAGATGTCCCCGCAGCGACCGAAGAGATCGGGGGATTCAGAGCGATGGATCCACCAGCGGGCATCAGAAGTCCTTCGTGTGATCTTCACCAGTGACGGCCATGTTAACCTTGCGGCCGAGGCGATCACGATTGCGGATGCCGACCCAGTACGACCTGAAGTCATCGTAGTAGTACGCGCCCAGCGACATCTTCAGAGCATCGAGAACGACGTGAAAGACGTCATTGGGGATGTACGTGTCGGTGAATATGTATCGGATCGTGTACAGCGTGTGCGCTGGCCGCACGAGATCGAGAACGAGCCGCGTAGCCGTGTCGTTCTCGAAGACGTTCGGTGGGAAGCCCCCTCCTGGAGGGGCCGTGATGTCGATCTGGAACGTGAACTCGTCGGAGATGTCGTAACCAGCGGCGCCCGCGCGCACGAGAAGGAAGTCCTCCGTGACCGTGACGTTACCGCTGTAGAAGAGGTTCACGACATCCACCATCGACGCCGGGATCGAACCCTGGAAGTAGATGCGGATGAGGTTCACGAGGAACTGCTTGAAGGAGGCGTCGTTCCACTGGAGAGGAGGGATTTCCCCGTTCACCAGGACCAGGTAGCCGATGATCGAGTAGAGGAAGTCGGATCTGGTCGTTGCCTGCGCGGGCAGGTTCGGGTTGGTCGCCTGGGGGTTCGCGAAGCAGTAGTCGGAGTTCACGTCTTCCAGAGCAAGCTCGATGCGCGCAAGCTCAACCGCTACGGCCTTGAGGGCGATCGTATAGTTCGGACCCTGGACCGCCGACACATAGTTCGAAGGCAGCAGGTTGAGCAGCGTCGTAAAGACGGCCTGCGACCGCTGGAGCAGCCGGAGGTTGTACTCCTTGCCGCTCTGCTGGATCGTGTAGTTGAGGCGTGTGGGATCGAACTGAAAGCGGGCCATCGCTCACCTCATGAAGCGGTCCCATAAGTGATCGTGAACTGACCCAGCGTGACGTACTCGACCTGCGCGGCCGGGATGTCCTGCGAGCCCTTGTTGCCGTAGATGATGTAGGTCGCCGCGTAGGCGTGGTTCGCGGGGTTGTCTGGAGGCGTACCTGCCCCAGAGATCGAGACGAGAACGTGGTTCGCCGTCAGCTCCAGGCGTACGGCGGCGAGCTGATCGCTTGGAACACCCTGCGCGGTGAGCGTCGCATTGTCCGAGTAGCCGTTGATGACGGCCCCCTGCGCACCGATGATCCACCCCTGATCCGGGGCGCTTCCGACCTGCGCCAGGCTGGCCGACATGGTCATGCCGATCCCGTCCTGGAAGACACCGTGCGACAACGTAATCGGGCCCCCCGTGTCGATCGTAGGGAACTCCAGGCTGTCGGTCAGGATGTACACGAGGTTGCCGCCGATGCTGAGCGATGTGATCTGGGCATACCCAGAGCCAACGGTCTCCCGAAGCCGCTGGCTGCCGTCCGCGTAGGCCATGAGCGCCATCGGCAACACGTTGAAAGAGACGCCCGACGTGTCGTTGATCGCCGAGTCCACGTTCGACTGTGCGACGCCCTCCCCGATCGTCTTCGTGTCGAAGACAATGCTGACCGCCGTTCGAATGTTGGGGTCGACCGTGGCCTGCGCGGCTCCCGAGGCGAGCTGCACGGTTGTCTCGACGTTGACCTCGTTGTCGACGCACTGCTTGGCGAGGACGTCCGCGGTCACGTGCCGCATCTTGTTGAGCACCTGCTGGAGCTGCTGGAGCAGGTCGTTGATCACGTACGTAACCGCGAAATTCTCGTCGTGCACGTAGTCCACGCTCACCGTAGCGCCGTTGGGGATGGTGCTGTTCGGTGTGCGCACGATTGAGATCGGCGTCGTGGGTGTGCCGGCGATGATGTCATAGTCGGGTTCCGTAGTGCCAGGCCCGTTGTACGTAACCGCACGGGTCACGTCGTAAACCACGAGCGTCGCAGTGTTGATGCCGACCGAGTCTAGTGGGACGGGCTGGAACCCTATAAGGACTTGCAGCTCGTTGTTGACGGGGATCGTGTTTCCGCTGGGAATCCCGTTGAACTGAACGACCCCCAAGTAGTTCTCGGCGATCGTGCTGTTGCCGTTCAGAAGCGGATCATCGGTCTGGTAGAGCTGGTAGTTGCTCTGCGCACTGAGCGGACCCGAGACCTCCCCCACAACAGAGACGACACGAATGACCGGCTGAAGAGTGAAGATGAAGTCATTGATGACCTGGAAACGGTAGTCCGCGGTGATGATGTCGTCGAACGCAGTAGCCGGCTGATCCGGAAGGGAGGCGTCGAGCTGGAACTCGTTGTAGGAGATGATCTGCGCGCCGGTGAGGTCGTACGACTGCCCCGTTGTGACGTTGAAGACCCCAAGGTTCTGGCTGGGGTTGTTCAAAAGCTCCACGATGGGCGTCGTGGGGGTCACGCGCGAGTCAAGCACCTGGAAGGTGAGCGTCGCGACGTTGATGATCTGGCATTGCACCCCAAGGGCCGTCGAGAACGTGAAGGCGAACGTGTCCGTGACCTGCCGCTCCAAGGTGCCCTGGATCCATACATCGACCTTGCCGCCGATGTGCTTCATCCGCACGGGGTCGTAGTCTCGGAACATCAGAGGATCGCCGCTCTTGACGACCTCCGCCTTGATGATGCCGACCTGGGAAGCTGCCGTCTTCGCGTAGCCGCCCTCGGTGCCCGTGTCCACGGCCGAGAAGGAGAGGATCGCACGCTCGGCGAGGTCGTAGTTGGTCTCCTGGTCGTCGCCAAAGACCGTGGCGGAGGTGTTTGTGACGGACACCCCGGAGACGCCAACGATGTTGACGATCGCCCCCGCGGGCACGTTCCCTGCGGACCCTACGGTCTGCGCCGTGATCGCGACGACGATCTCATAGCGCTTCGTGGTGAAGTTGTAGAAGGCCTGCGCGTTCGACGCCGGGATCGTGTAGGAACCCCCGATGATGAACGTCTGGGCCACTACCCCCGTGGAGAAGTCCCCGTTCGTGCTGACTTGAGCACCCGCGGGAATGACGAGGTCCGTGATGGGGGCCGTATACGTGAAGACGACGGCAGTACCCACGGCAGCGCGCCCAGGGAGGCGTGTCGTCGATACGTTGCCAGCCAGCTTGTCAAACTGCTGGTCGATGAGGGCCTGGACAGCATCGTCACTCGTCAGGCCGATGGCGGCCATGAGCGCTTGTTTATAGGCGCTCTGCGCAACAGGGTCCGACGTGCCGCTCCCACTCGCGTTGTCGATCTGGAGGAGCGTGAGGAAGCTCTGGCTCCGGTGGACGAAGTCCAACACGAACCAAATGCGCTCCGCCTCCGAGGAGAACGGGTCGATGTCCACGTCGCGTGTCACCGAGCCAGGAATGAGCGTGATGAGCGTGTTCACCGCCTGGACAGCCGTGACGTAGTCCGTGATGATCTGCGTCTGGTTGCGGCCAGGAAGGTCCCTGACGGTCGTGTCAATCGACAACGGGATCCCAATGACCTCCTGTGAGTACGGGGTCTCGATCCGCGTGTTCGTGAGGGGGTAGTAGTAGAGAGCTGTGACGACAAAGTAGAGAGGGTCCGTCGGCTGGACCGTGGTGAACTGATCCGTGTTGATCGTGTTAGCCGAGGAGCCGTCCCGGTCAAAGTTGAAGACGACGAAGTTCGTGAGCTGGAAGTTCGTCAGCGTGCTGCTGTACTGGAACTGGCCCGTGAGCGCGGAGACGTCGTGGATCGAGTCGAGCTGCACTGCCAGCTCGTTGCCGAAGTCGTCCACATCTGTGACCCGAATGCGCACGTTCTTGTTGAACTGGTCGGTCCACGTCGCCGTATCGCTCAACGTGCCCAGGTTGTCCTGCTGGAAATCGGTCGTCTGCGCCACGGGGCTCTGGTTGACGATGAAATACCCGGTCGTGGCACCGCCGGGATTCTGCGAGGCGTAGATGTTGAAACCGAGGAACGTAGGTTGGGGGACGTTGATGCCCACCACGTTCGTTACCGGCGCTGGAGCGGCGGCCAGGATGTCGACCGAGTTGAGGTGCCTGACAACGCGGATCCCAGTTGGGATAAGCGACGCCGTCCCGGTGACGGCAGCTACGCGCGTAATGGTCGCGGTCGACGTCGGGCTCACACCACCGGCGATGTCGATCGCTCGAATTTGGATGATGTTCACACCCAAGTTGAGCTGAAGACCCGATGGGTATGAAGCCGGATTGGGGATAGTGAACGTCTGAAGGGAGAAGAGCACGAGCGTCGGATCGCTGACGAACCCCGCACCGTTGATCGAGACCTGAAGAGCGGCCGTGTTCGTCGCCACGGTCCCAGTGATCGTGATGCTCGACTGGTTCGTCGTATAGACGAGGTTCGTCGTGAAGCCTGAGTTGTTGGGCAGAGCGATCTGCGGTGCCGATGCCATTTAGGGCCCCACAAGGACGAAGTTGGAGAGGGACTGGCGGATGAGGCCCTGCTGTTGCGTAGCCCCCATGAGATCCACGGGCTGGGGTACCCTCAACCCGCGGGTAAGCGTGATGGGTTGGTTCGAGCGGTTCTGAATGGTGACGTTCACCCAAATGACCGTGGGGTCCTGCTGGCTCTGCTGGAGGTTCACGGCGAGGAGGTTGTTGGGGAACTCCTTGTCGGTCACGATCTGCCCGACATCTTGCTCTTGCTGCTGCTTGATTTGCTGCCAGCGGGAGAAGGCCTGGTAGATGTCGGAGACGATCAAGTTCTGGATGAAGCCCCCGGACGTGAGCTTCTTGCCAATCGTGTCTAGGAGGTTCGTTCCGTACCAGGTGTGGAACTGGTTCGAACCCAGGGTCGTGAAGAAGTCCTTCTCCATCTCCTGCACGAGGAGGTCGTCGTCGAAGACCGTGACGACGTCGCCGCCAGCGCCGACACGCCAGTCGTTCTCCACGCCCGTACCGCCGCAGCGGCGGCACATTTGGCTGACCGTCGTGTAGTTGATCTCGACGAAGTCCGTCCCGCTCTTGAGGGGGAGGTCGAAGAGGATGAGACGGTTCGGGTACGCCGTCTGAGTCAAGTTCTTGGGGTCGTTGATGATCGTCCACCCAGGCACGAGCTGCTGTCCTCGGAACTCGCGGTTCAACCGGAACCCGAGCGCCGAGCACATCGTGCTGCCCGTGGGGAAGAAGAGCGACGTGCCCGCTCCCTCGGTCATCGTCGTGACGCCCACCTGGTTGCCGATCGCAACGAAGTAGGCACCCTGGAGCCCTTGCTGGTTGAGGATGAGGGCGAGCTTGTCGGCCATCACCTGTTGCAGCGCAGGTAGCACGATGGTCTGCGGGGTCCCCTGGTTGACCTTCAGGAGAAGCTTGTCGTTGACCCCCGTGACGATGTTGAACGGGGCCTGAATCGAACCGACTGCCTGCGCGGCGATCTGCACGCCAGACGAGGGCACGTAGATCGATTTCTCTCCGGGAAGCCCCGACGAAAGCGCCTGGTACCCGTCCAAGCGGATCACGACAGAGCTGGTGCTCGCGATCGGCCGCTGGGGGTAGATCGTCTGACCATCGTAGCCAGGGTAGAGGGCCTCCTGCACGGTGTAGTGCGGACAGACCTGGTCGATCTCGCGATCATAGCTCATGTGTTAGGGACCATCGGCCCGTCGTACGTGCGCTCGTAGTCGGTGATCGTGCTGCCGCCCTGGGGGTTCGGCATGTACCCAGCCACAGGTGCTTGAGCGAGCTTCCCGTGAGGATCAGGGTTGGTGGCGTCGTTCTGCGCCGCGATGTAGAACCGATCGGAGATGAGCTGCTGAATGCCGGCGATGATGAAGCCGATGGCCCCCTGCGCACTCGCTTGAGCCTGAATCGCCGTGAGGGTGGTGATCTCAGACTGGAGTTGGTCGACGTAATCCATCATGCGACGGATCTTCCTCTCCAGAAGGTCCCGTCGGTAGAACTGGACGTCGTAGGCCCAGTCACGCTGCTGGCGAAACAACTCCGCAGACTGCGCATCGGAGAGGCCGCTCGTGCCGATGACCTCGCCGTTGGACATCGTCTGCGGCATGTGGGTCTCGCTGCCCATGTTGCGGAACACGGGCTGGTTCATCGAGCGCGTCTGAAGATCGAACTCCGGGTCCCCACCGAGCGCCTCGTAGACCTGGAAGAGCCTCCCGATGTACGTCGACGAGTCACTCGGGGTGACCTGCGTGGGCACGCCGTTCGAGTCGTAGGCGAACGAAAGCGACCCGATCCGCGCGATCTCAGCGTTGAGATGCTGAATGCGAGCGGATACCTGCCCGACCTGGGCTTGGACCCAGACCGAGTGCCGCGTGTACATGCTGGCCGTGAAGGTGCCCAGGAACTCGAACGCCATCACTAGGCAAGGCGTACAAGAGCAAAAAAGCGCGTCAGAAGATGAGTTGCAGCGCCGTCCCGATCACGCCGACGTTCGGCCCCGAGTAGGCGATGGCGATTCCAGCGCTGTACCCGCCCGGGCCGCTCGAAGGAGGTGTGCCTCCGGCGTTGTTGATCGTCGCGATCCAGTTGGAGACATCGCCGTTGATCGTTGGCACGAAAAGGATGCTCAGGCTCAGCTCCAGCGACAGGATGAAGTCGAGGATGCTGATCAGGTACTTGATGAACTGCTCCAGGACATTGATCTTCCTCTCGATCAGGTTGATGAAGGCGATGATCTCATCCATGATGCCCTTGAAGGCATCGAGGAGCGCCTGGATCTTGGCGAGCAGCTCATAGAGAAGCTGGCCAGACCAGGGGACGATGTCGCGCAGGATCGAGATCCTGATCCAGTCCGGGGGCGCACCCCCAAGAGTGAAAGTCTTGATGTAGTTGACCGCCGAGAGAAGATTCAGGCGGAGCCCCGGATCGGCGAAGACGTTCCCGAACGTCGTGAGCGCGGCCTGCATCTTCGAGGCATCGGTAGGGGTCAAGGAGAGCACGATCTGAGACAGGGTCCCACCCAGAGCTGCCCCCGTAGCCGTGTTCTTGGGCGCAGGCGACTTGGGCAACGGCCCCGTCATGTACTGCTCGAAAGCCTGCACGTTGTTGGAGTTCAGGAGGGAACCCGCAACGATCGTCGCCAGCCGGGTCGCAGCAGCGGTGACCAAGTACGTCTGCCAGGGCGCCTGGGGGTACTGGCCGCTCGCTGCATCCGGCGCAAAGGTAGCCGCGGGAACGCCGACGCCCGCCGCAAGTCCAAGGATGGGCACTGACGTGAACGAGGTCAGGGCACCCGCTTGCTGCGTAAGCGAGCCCTTGCCGATCTCCGACGAAGGGGTCCCGTTGATCGCGGCGCCGGTCGAATCGAAGCTGTCCCCCGGAGACGGTGGTATGTGGAAGTTCAACGAGAAGGCGAGCTGGAAGAGAGCCTTCAAGTTCGCGATCACATCGAACGTGGCCGACACGGCAAAGAGCGGGATGCGCGCCGAGTGCATCGCGCTCGGCTTGCCCACGTTAGCCGAAGGAGTGTTCCCCGGCCAAGCGATGTACCACAGGCTCGTGGTCGCATCCTGCTGGGGCTGATCAAAGGAGACCGTGCCGTCACCATTGATCTCTAGGTCCCCGTTGAACGCACGCACACGGTACCAGTAGACCTGCCCTGGGGTCACCTCCGTGTCCACGTACCGGAACGTGCCGAGCTGCCCGAGGAAGAAGCTGCCGGCGTTCTCCGTGGGGGTGATCTTGATGTACTTCTGGAACTTGATGAAAGGGTTGCCGAAGTAGTCAGGGACCTTGATCGTCCGCATCAGCGTCATGCCCGCGACACCTCGAATCTCGAAGTTCGTAGGCACGGACATGGTAACGATGCCGGCGGCATCCGAGTTCGAGAGCTGCGAAGCATCGATCTGCTGGTTCGGGTTGACGCTCGACTTCTCGATGAGGAAGTTGGGCGGAACGAACTCATTGCCTAGCGAGCTGAAGACGTCCTGGAAGGCGTTGCTGCCCGTATGCTGCACGGTACCGAGGCTCCACTCGATGATGAGGGACTTCGGCTGCGTGCTGAAGACGTTGACGAGGGAGAGAATCGGATCGCCCTTGGACGTGGAGGGCAGTACCTTCACGTTCGCCGGAGCTGCATACTGCGGGGACATCAGGCTCTTGCCGAAGAACCCGAGGAGCGTGGAGATGAGCTTGATGAGCGTGTATACGTTCGTCGAGTCCACCACAAGGAGCAGGAAGCCGCTCGTGCTCACGCTCGTGGGTTGGGGACGGTTCGGGTCCCGGACGTCGACGAGAGACCCATTGAAGCGAGCGACGAGGGCCTGATACCCGCCCGAGTGGCGGTTGAAGTTCGGGTCGACGAGGGGGTTCGGAACATCGAACCAGGCGAAGAGGCCTGTCTGCTTGAGCGCGTTGAAGAGCGTGTTGATGAGGCCGATGAGCGCCTGAACGAGAGCAAGGATCGGATTCCCGAAGAGAACGAGCAGGGCCTTGATGATGTCCAGGAGGGCCTTCAGGATCTCCAGGAAAATGAGGAGCGTCTCAAGGATGTTCCTCACCGGCTCCAGCAGTTGCTGACCGGGGATCTGAAGGGTGAATGACTCCCAGTTGGCGGCCATGATCTCTTGGTCTCAGGAACCGTACTGAAGCTTGTCTAGCTTGCGGCGAAGTACCTTCAGTTCCGCCTCGGAAGCCGAGAGGGCAAGGTGAATCACTTCCGTCATCTGGCTGTTAATGCGGAAGTTCGTACGCTGCTCCCACTTGGGGCCTTCCGCTTCGGGCTTGGGGGTCTCGGGCGGCGGGGCGTTTTCGTCGGGCATGATCAGCTCCCTTGTACCGTCAGGAGTTTGATGAGTTGATTGAAGACCTGAGCCTGAGTCGCGATACGCTGGCTGACCGACTGGGCCTCCAGAGCGAGGTAGCCCGATTGCAGGTTGATACGAGCGTCGATCCACGTGTAGCGCTTGTTGTAGAGCTGGTCGGAGGTGTTGAGGGACGCCTGGAGGATCTGAATAGGACCGTTGGCGGCCGTCGGATTCACGTAGGCGATGCGGCCCCCAGAAGGTGGACCAGCCACCGCTGTCCAACGATCCCCCAGGTCATCCCCATCGTCGTTGATCCCGTTCGCGTACTCCAGGGGGTCCGCGACCCCCGATAGCAGAACGGGGACGGTCGTGTTGATGATGGCGCTGAAAGTCTCCGTGCTCGCGATGAACGCTGCGTTCTCAACGATGATCGTGAAGATGCTGGCGAGGGTCGTGTACGTCGTACCGAAAATGCTCACCACTTGGTAGGTCACGGTACCTGCCATCGGCACGGTCTGATTCAGCGTAAGGTGGTGCGAGTCGGTCACGGTGCCGATCTGGTAGATACCCATGTCGGCCGACTGCACCGCGGTGGCCGGCGGCGGGGGCTGGATGTACACGAGGTAGGCTGACGTCACGAGGGGGTCGGATGGGAAAGGCCCGATGAAGTCCACAGTCGTGTCAGTTAGGGTCGTGCCAGAGACAACGCCGTTACCGCTCCCCACGATGTTCGTGAAAATCGTGGTGAAGAAGTTGATGAGCGAGTTCTGCTCCGAGTTGGCGTTCGTCGAGATGGTGGCCAGCTCTGTAGCTACCGCCTCTTGAAGCTGCGTGAGAACCGTTCCGTTGTACGTGTTGAGCGGGTTGTCGATGCGATAGCTACCGCCCGTCGCGCTCGTGAAGGCGTGATCCAGTACCAGGGTGTGCGGGAGGACGATCCCAACGATCTGCCGGCGAAGTCCTGCGTTAGGGCCGCTCGTCATCACGACGGTCCATCCCAGCGCGATACCTGACCGGGCCGGGGGTGAGGTCGTCGTAGCCGTCACACCCTCAGGAGACGAGAGGATGGTGCCCCCCGTGTGCATGGTCCCCGTCCCACCACTGCACCCCAGAAACTCGGTGCCCGTAATGCTTGTGTAGGTGACCTCTTGTACCCCAAAGCTCGTCGTCACGAAGATGCTGCCCGTCGCGGGGAAGGCACTGTTGTTGAGACAGAAGATCGATGCGTGGGGTAGGGTCACCCCGTTAGACCCAGAAGCGATCGTAGTGTACGGACCGAGGAACGTCTCACCGAAGAGCGAGGCGTTGGCCGACTTCTTCGTGGACGAGATGTCCGCGCTGGCCACACCTGCGTTGGCCGTCATTGCCGACTCACCATCGAGGAAGGCTTGCGTGGGCGCGATCGGGGTGTTGATCGTGCTGAAGACCGTATTGGGATCGGTGAAGACCGTGCCCGTGAGGGTGGCACTGGTGCCCGTCACCGCGCTGCTGCTGACGGCCACGGCAAAAGAGAAGTTCGTATCGGCCAGGGAGAAGGCATCCGCACTAGCCACCGTCACGGAGTTTGTCGTCACGCTCGTGATTCGGCGCCAAGCGGTCTGCCCGTTGGTACCGCTCATGATGCGCACGAGGTCGTATTGCTTGGGCGAAGGCGTCCCGAAGAAGCCCGACGTGAGCGTGATCGTCGTTCTGCCAGCGTTGAGGTTGCCCGTACCGAGATAGGGGGGCGTCGTGGTGCCCGTGCGGAACTGGCTTCCAGAGACTTCGTAGGCGGCCTCGACGTTCAAGGCACCACCACCAGCAGGGCTCAGTTCCCCGTCGAACGTAGGTCCAACGATGGGGATCGCTTGGTTGCTGTCGTCGTCCAGCGTGCTCCCAAAGAGGGCTGGGAACTTGTAGGGGGCCGTGTTCACGGGGTTGATACCCACCCCATCAATCTCCAAGATGTCCCCTGGTTGCACCGGGTGGATGTCCCAGGACTTGGGGAAGACGGGGATGGGCAGGCCAGACAAGAACCCGTTGAAGGGGAAGCTCCTCCGACAGTAAAGCACCTGCCCATTCTGCTGGTTGAGATTCACGTCCTTCCCGAACGGGTACTGCATTCCATAGGCGCCGTTCCTGCTCGTTTCAGGCGGGTAATCCCCGGTCGAAAGAGCCGTGTTTGCGTCGCTGGGTGAGCAGTAGATGGTCGCGCCCTGCGGGACCGCTACGGGGCAGGGGGGCGAGATGGTGATGGTCGTAGCCGAGACACCAATCACCACGGAGAAGTTGCTCGTGCTGTCGGGCACGTAGACGTTCCCCTCTGCATCGGCGATGACGATGTGCATGAGGGGGGTGAACGAGGGCCGCTGGAGCGGATCGTTCATGTTGTACAGCGGGGTGTCAACGATGAAGGTGCTTGTACCCGCCTCATAGGGGTACTGGACCTGCGCACGGGGGAGTCGTTTGAAAGCGAACCCGGGGAGCGAGTTGATGTTGCTCCAGGTCAACTGCGAGATCACCTGCCCATCGTCGACTCCAGCAAAGGCGGGGGCCAGCGTGAAGACGTTGCGGAACGTCGTATAGAACCGGCTGAACGGTCCGGCGAGATAGATGGGTTGGTACGTCCCACTGATCGCCGGAGGTTGTAGCAGCGGGAAGGGCGAGATTTCGATGAGGTCGTCGATCTGGTTGAGGACGCCTGTTGGGGGGAAGCCGGGGATGGTACGTCCAACCACACCATCGAAGACGAACCGTCCGTCGTGGTCACCCACAACGCGCCCGTCGATGGCATGAAGGGCATCTTCCAGGTAGTTGATCGCCGTGTTGAAGAAGAGAAGGCACGCGCGAGCAACGAGGTCTTGGTTCGCGTAATCCCCCTCGGGGAACCAAAGCGAGGGACGCCCTTGGTCAAAGAGCTGCGTCGAGGACGTGTTCGACGTCATGGGGCCCGTCGAGGGGGAGCCCGACTGGGCGGCTTGCTGGATCGCCTGGACGATCTCCCCCTTGAAGTTGGTCAAGGTCTCAACGCGCCAGTAGAAACTGTCGGGGGCGAAGAGCGTGTAATTCGCGTTGAGCACCTGCCCGAGAAGGCCGTTGGCCTGGCTCGGTGCGATGACGTTCGAGTACGAAGCCTGAACCCTCAAGCCCGCGGGCTGGATCACATGGCCCGTGTAGAAGATCCCGAACTCCTCCTCGGGCTGCAACGGCGAGGCATAGGTCACCGTCCCGGTGGCGTCGATCGTATAGCCCGTGGGCGTCGTGAGAAGCTGACCCACTTGGCCGGGGATGCGCCGGAAGACGGTGATGGGTTGCGTTGTGATCGGCACGTTCAACGTCTTGGCCGTCGTCGGAGGCGTCGTATAGATCGGCCTCACCGAGTAGTTGAGGATCGCCTGGCCGAACGTGTACTGTTGCTGCGTGGGGCTCGACAACGTGAGCGTAGTTTGGTTCGCCGCAGGATCGTACTGAGCCCCAGTGACCAAGTAGAAGTCCATGTAGCTCCCCAGTGTATCCGTGAAGTAGAAAACGGAGTTCGTCTGGTAGCTCAGGTGGCGGTCACCGGGGATGATGACCTTGTTCATCCCACGCGGAACCGTCAGGTAGGGCTGTAGCTCGGCGATGAAGTAGGCCGGCACAAGCGGCGCCGCCGTAAGTGGCGTGGGGCCCGAGGCAACCGCGAGCGGCGGATTCACCTGGTCGCTCTGGAACTCCTGCGTGCTCGACAACGTGAGTGTCGTCTGGTTCATCACCGGGTCGTAGGTGACGGTACCGATTTGGTAGACCTCGGCGTTGTTCACGAGGAGCAAGAAACCAGGAGGGAAGTTAGCGCCCTGGTTTCCAGGGATGGCAACGAAGTTGGTGGTCTCCGTGATGACCACCATCGCGGTGAGCATCGGCCCGTTGAGGACCGTCAGGTTCGACTCACCCCCCATCGCCTGGTAGATGTAGTAGTCGATGTAGACGTTCTCGACCGGCGCTACCACCGCTCCGTGCGGGAGGGCGTTCGTGAGGATGTTGTCCGGCAGAAACGTCATCGACGACGGGACCGACGGAGGAGTACCGACGTTGATTGTGACCTGCGTACCCGTTACTTGGGGGCGACCACCACGGAAGACCGAGGGGGCCGGATTGGTCGCTACGGACTTGCCGAGCGGGTTGAAGAAGAGAGTGCTCGTAGGCGCCGGGTGCGGCTGCGTCAGTTCCTTGCGGACCAAAAAGGTGCCTCGCTCGCCCACTATGGGAGGCGGAGGAGGTGTTGGCGGGGTCGTATAAGGCGGCGCCGTGACGTAGGTAAGGAGCACCTCCTCGTTCTGGAGCATGCGCTGCGTGAACGTGATCAAGCTGAGCTGCGGCTGCGGGGTGTAGTCAACCCCCAAGGTCAGCTTCCAGACGAGGTAGACGGGGCCCCCCGCGTTGACGTCGACTTGGGCGAAGTTGACGTTCCCCGTGGACTGACTGATCTCAACCGTCCCCTGCGCCATCGTCGGCGGGTTGCTGAAAGCCGAATCGTTGGGGACAAGGGTGACGACCTGAGAAAAGACGCCGCTCGGGTTCGTCGGCGTAGGGCTGCCGTACCGGAAGCGCGTCTTGCCGACGAGTGAGAGCGGGATCTGAAGTCGCCGCGTGATCGTGTACGGCGACGAGGTCACCCTTGTGAAGGGGACCGAGGGCGTGAGCGTCGTCTGTGTGCTCGTTAGAACGAGGCGTACCGTCTCGGGGATGAACGCGGTGCCCGTCAGCCCGGAACCACCCTCAACGTCAGCGTCGAGGTCGTACCGACTTCGCGCTCTGGCGGAGAGTGCCGAGAAGGCTTGCGGAAACGCATCGAAGGGCGGAACGAAAGAGGTCAACGCCTGCCCAGGAAAGTCAGCAAAGGCTTTCGATGCCACCGCGGCGGCGGCCGTCACTGCGCTTGACCCCGTGAGGCTAGCCGAGGGGGCTAGGGCCGTAAGCGTGATCGTGTCGCCTGTCTGAATCCCGTCCGTCGTGAAGTTGGCCGAGGCGTCGCTCAGCGTCGTCAGGTTCGGGAACGTGGCTTGACCCGAGGCCAGGATCGTCGCGTTCTGAATGTTCCCGAGAAGCCGGATGCGCTCGACAGTCGTGAGGGGGTCCACGAGCTGCACGGTCTCGAAGAAGCGATCGGCAAGGATCTCTTCCCCGCGCAGGATCTCGTAGGCCATCTCGCCTGAACCCCCCGGCGGAAGGGCGTCGGTCGTAACGTCGTGGGCGTCGACAACCGAGGCGATCGTGTAGACGCCCGTGGCGTAGCCGGACTGAACGATGAGGAAGTCCCCCACGTTGACCGACGAGTAATTTGCCGACGTGTCCGTGAAGGTGTTTCCGGAGAACGTGCCCCCGGAACCGGCAGCGAGGGGTACGCCGGCTGTCGTCGCGAAGTAAACGAGGCCCGGCGTCGCGTCCACAAGGCAGTCCACCCCGGGAGTTAGGGGTATGAAAACGCTCGTATTGGGGCCCGTCTCCAGGAACAGGTGGATGTTCGACGCCAGGACCATCACATCCGGGAGCTGTACGAAGCCCGCCGCCGTGAGGAGGGGGATCAGGACGTTGTTCGTACGCTGACCAAAGTTGAACTGGTTCGTGTCGAAATTAATGAAGAACCCGAAGCCCGCAGGCGGGTTCTGTACGTCGATCCGGTTCAGGGACCCCACGAAGGTGCCTGTCCCTTGGCCAACCGATACCTGGAGCGTGTCATCGTCGACAGGTGTCGCAGGCAGAATCACGAGGGGCGAGGCGATGATCGGGCTTGCCCACACGGCCTTGGTGACCGGGTAGATCGTGGTGACGTCCTTCACAGGCGTCTGAGCGTCGAGGTCCACCACGCAGCGGAAGAAGCGAATCGAGATGCCGTGGTCGATGTCGAGATCCCCATAAACGACAAGGAGCGGCTCGCTACCGTACTTCCCGATGTCTGGTGTCGAGAACTGCACCGCCCCAGAGAGCGCGTTGACCTGAACCGTCCCCTGGGTGCCGGGCGAGCTGAATGAAAAGACAAGTTCCTGCTGGGGGAACTGATAGTAAGGGCTGGCGTTGGGGAGGCAGAAGATGACGTCACCCGCCGCGGGAATGGGCAAGGTGATCGGTGAAGGAGAGCTGACCGTTCCGATGGTTGTGCGCGGGAGCGTGAGGTCCCGTTCGTAGAGCGTCCCGTCGTAGTAGACGGGGGTGCCCGCGTTGGCCGTCACGTCCCCGACATTGAAGTTCAGCTTGCCGGTTGTGAGCGCCCACTCGACCGTCCCCGAAGGCGGCGCCGTGAAGTGCCCCTCGTCGGGCTTCTCAACGGTCGTGAGCCAAGGCAAATACCCGATACGGATGAGGGGAGACTGCCCAGTCCCCGGGATAGGGTTCAGCAAGATGGCCGGAGGCGCGATCCCCGTGGTCAGCGTGCCGATGTTGCCCGTGGACTTCCCGAGGGCGAAGTATTGCTGCTGTTGCCAGCGAACCGCTTGCCCGGCATACGTCGTGAGATCCGTCGTGTTCCAGTTGAGGTTCCCCGATGCGAGGGAAAGCTCCACCGTTCCAGAAGAGGCAGGACCGTGCGGTGTGAAGTCGGCGTCGGCCGCTACAAGAACGATCGTCATGCCGCTGTCAGCCGGCAACCCGCTCCCTAGGGTACCGATCGAAAGACGGTAGGGTGCCGCCGCTAGAACCTGCAACGGTACGGGTTGGACCTTGAGCTGCGCATTGGGGGTCGCCTTGAGCGTACCCAAAACTGCAAGACTGCCCCCTGGAAGCGGCACGAAGCGTCCGGCGTGCGCGTTGTAGTCGAACCTCTGGACGATCTCGTTCTTGGTCCACCCGAAGCCAGCGTTGACGAGGAGACCCTGAGGGCCGGCCACGGGACCTCCCCCGAGGCCAGGAGCCAAGCTCGGGGCGACCTCCGAGGTGACCAGGACCATGTAGTCATCCCGGGGATTCGCCTCGCTCGTAGGGTAGGCCGCCGCATAGGCCGCCACGTCCGAAGGGTTCGCCTGGTTGACGAAGTTGTTCGGCGTGCTCGTGTAGGGCGAGTTTCCTTGCCCGACGCGCGGCGGTTCGAGAACGTATCCCGTGATCGAGAAGCCCACGTGCGACCTCGATCAGGAAGGAGAGCCGGCGTCGATGGCAACGGGCGCATCGACCAGTTCATTCGCACCGATCGCTTCGAGGTACGTCTCGAAAGCCTCATGCGAAACCTTGGCGAGGTGCTTCTGTCCGTTGGGGAAGGTAAGCACCAGCTCGTAGGTGCTGTCACCAGGAACAAGCTCACCCCCGACATGCTCCACCTGCCGCTTGCAGACGTAGTTCCCGATCTGCACGGAGATGACGGGAACCTTCTCTTCTTCTGCCATTTTCATCCTTCCTTCATACGATCTGCCCGATGCCGGCTCCGGCTCCGGGGAGGGGGGAGCCCGCGCCGACGATGGCGACGGTTCCGACCAGAGGTGCGAAAGCGATTTGGAGAGCAAGCCCGATCGCTGTCGCGAGTTGGATGCTGCTCGTCCCCGTGAGTCCTGCTGCTGCAAAGCCTGCGATCATCGAAGCAACAGCGGGGGGCGGGATGAACTTGGCCACGCCGGCCCCTACACCGACCCCTGTGTTGACCGTGACGATGAGACCCTGTGCGTAGCCGAGGGCGATCCCGAGAGAAAGCCCAGTCGCAAGAGGCACGGCCATCGTCCCGAGGATGCCGGAACCAGCGAAACTTGTGATCATCGCCCCGAGAAGAACCGGCGGCGGAAGAATCACGGGCCCCGTCCCTGCCCCCACCCCAAGGAGCCCCGTGTCCACGGAGATGACCTTGATGAGGGGGTTCCATAGCGTGATCCCCGTCGCCACGCCGGTAGCGAGCTGCACGGCCGCAGTACCGATCATGCCGGTTGCCGTGATGGCAGGGAGGATGGCCCCCAAGAGGCCCGGAGGGGTGATCGGCATCAGATCGACCTCGATGTCGCGCATCCCTGCAAGGGGAGCCCCGTGATCCAGTCGAGCGAGGGCGTACCGGGGGGCATCATAGGTAGGCCGCGCGCGATCCCAAGTACAGCCGCAGGCCCCCCGAGGAGCACCTGGATCCCAATCAGGCTGGCCGCTGTAGACGCCGTGAGCGTCAGAGCCAATGCAGCCGTCACGGCAACAGCGGCTCCGGCAGTTGCAGAGATGGCCCCCGCCGCCGTCAGCGACGCAGCACCACCGGCCGTGAGAGATGCTGCACCTCCCGCTTGTACCGCCCAGGCTCCGCCGGCCGTCGTCGAGACAGCACCGGCTGCGGCAGTAGTGCTGATGGCACCGGCCACGGCAGTTGTCACGAGGGCCCCTGCAAGGATCGTCGAAATCTTGCCGCCAGTGGCAATGTTCTCCTGGACGACGAGCGCGTATTGGTACTGGCTTTTGCCCGCGAACGTGCAGCTCATGTCCTGAGCGCTGATGGACATGCCGTTGTTGGACGCGATGGACACGCGGTCGGCGTTGACTTGGTACCCACCGTTCGTCGTGAGCACCTTGGAGCCCTTGACGTTTTCGATGCTGTCGCCCGAGCAGTAGGTCTGCTTGACCCCCTGAACGTCCTCCGTGAGCGCGACGTTGTCAGTGTCGGGAGTGCCTACGTAGGTTGCCTGGACCGAGGAGTGGTACGTCACGTCGATCGCGCGACCGTCGGAGTTCGAGCCGATGTTGGCCGTAATACCCCCCTGGCACGTGAGGTTGATCGACGTGTTATCCGGGGTCGCCGCACCGATGTACGCCTTGAGGGCTCCAAGGAGCCGCGCCTCTACGGAGACGTTCTTCGTACCGTCGGGGTATCGCTCAAAGGTGGATCCCGGGACGTTGAGGAAGACCTTCCCCTGCTTCGATACCGAGCACGCGAAGTAGTCGTCAGAGATGCTCCGCGGCGGGTGAATCGCCATCAAGAAGGCGCCCGCCGTCGTGTACATCTCCTGGTCGTCCAGCGGGGACCGTGGAACCTCGTCCATCGCAAAGACCCCTGCCCCCACATCCGTGAAGTCGTCGAAAATCTTGGGCTTCGTCGGCCTGTTGTAGACGCGCTGGCCCGCCGAGGAGTTGGGGTCGTTGCCGACAGTCGTACCAAAGACGTGCTCGATGTACGTCCTGCGGGACCCCACCGCGAAGCCGTCGATCTCCTCGATGACCTCCTGAGTCATGTCGGACTGGTGCTCGACCTCCGTGCGATACTCCACGAAGGCCATCGCGCCGCCCCCGTTCTCAGGATCCTCCAGGTTCACCGCCGGGTACGTGCACGTGTAGTAGACTTGCCGCCCGTTCGAGTAGGTGACCGGCGGGAACTCGGTCGTGTTGTTGAACACGTCGAGGAGCACCCCGTTGGCGTCGGCGAACTTGTTGCTGCCGCCACTGAAGCCAGGGCCCGACGCCTGGTAGGCGGGCGTGCCGAAGTAGCGGTTGGCTGCCGTCTGAAGCGTCTGCGCCGCCGTCGATGTCGTCGATGCAGCGGCCCCGGGCGCCGAAGCTACGCCGGTCACGTTTGTCTGCCCCGCCGACTGAAGGATGTCCGGGTACGTGTAGAACGCTCCACGACGAATGGGACCGGAAATGCGCGTGACGCCGCTCTCGTTCTCGACGCGGTGAATCGACTGCCCCACCCAAGTGCGATCCGTATCCCTCAGCTCGAAGAGATCCCCGGAACGGTTGAAGGCCCTGATGTCCTTGGTGAGGACGAACTCCGCGCCCCCCGCAGACATACCCCCCACGTCCCCCGGGCGCATCTTGATGCGCTTCACCCGGTAACCCGACCCGAAGATTTGCTGGACGTCCGTTTGATCTCCCGCGGCTACCTGCGTGGGGTCCACGGGGGAGTAGGGATCGAAGCGGTACCCCATGCGCTGACCAGTGGGGATGAACCCCAAGATCATCGCCTCATAGAGCTGCTTGTGCCTCCTGCGGTAACCGATGATGACGAGCGAGTTGACCTCGGGGACACCACCCCAGAAGGACCGCGGACCACACATGGCCTGCGTGAGATCGATCTCAAAGCGATCCCCGGCCCCCGTCATCACACGGACGTCGGCCTTCATGGAGACCTCGTCCACGCGCGTAATGATGCCGATCTTCATCCCATGCGGGTCGCCCGTGTCTACGAACTGACCCCCAGGGGTGTGGCCGATGGGCTTCTTCGGGATGTGGTCGTTGCCCATGTCTCACTGACCTCCTGTGGACGTGACGGTCTGGTTGAGCCCCTGCGCACTTGGGGAGGGCGGGAGCTGCTGGAGCTGAAGCTGGGCGGCGTTGATCTGCTGCTGAAGCTGATAGGCCTGCTGCTGGGCCTGTTGAAGCTGCTGGGCCAGAGTCTCCGTTCCGACGTAGATAGACCCGCTACTGTTGGTGATCTGCTGCTGGAGCTTCACGATCTGCTGCTGAAGGGCCGTGAGCTGCGCCGTGTCCCCCTGGATGGTCGCGCTAAGCTGTGCTCTTTGCGACGCCGCCTTGAGCTGATTGCTGAAGTTGCTGAAGTTGTTGGCGAGGTTCGTCTCGTTGGTCTTGGCGGCACCGATCTGCGCGCTGGCATCCCCAAGAACGAAACGATTGCTGGGAGAGAACGGGGGCGAAAGCGGCTGCGCGGTGTTGGGCCCCTGGTAGAGGTCGGAGGGGTTGCTGGAGAGTAGACCCCCGGGAAGTAGATCCCCTCGAAGCGCGTGTTCGAGCTGCTGATGCGGCTTGTCGAGCGTGTTGTAGAGGTTTGCGAGGTACGCCTCGACGCGCCCCTGCAAAGTGGACGTGCTCGGTGCAGTTGTGCCCTGACCGCTCGTGGCATTCGGCGTCGACTGCACGGACGCGAGCTGCGTCTGGGCACTCGCAAGAGCCTCGTTAGCCGCATCGAGCTGGTTCTGGATCGTGGTCACGCTCTGCTGCGCCGCCGTCCATTGAGTGGGGTTCTGCTGGTAGCTGACCTGACTCGCATTCGTCTGGGCGTTGCCGAGCTGCGTATTCAGGGATGCAACCTGAGCTTGCAAGTTCGTGACTTGGGTCTGGAGTCCCGAAGGCCCCGTCGTGCTGTCCCCGTATGTAGACGTGATCGACCCACCTGGAACGGTGTTCGACAAGCTAGAGTTGTCGGGGTTTGTAGCGTTGATCGGGTTCGTCTGCGCTACGGCGTACCCCGAGTTGATGAACGCCAGGTCGGAACGGCCCAGGGTACAGGGGCAGTTCGTGTTGTTGGGGTCACCAGGGTCTTCGAGGTTCTCCTTGATCGAAAGCTCCGCCAGCGTGAGGGCCTTGGATAGCTGCGACGCCTCGGGGTTCGTGGAGACGCCCCCTTGCGTGGGGCTCCCCAGCGTCGACGAGTCGATGAAGTTGGTCCCGTCCCCGGTGTACTGCGGGCTGGTCGAGTCGGGCTGCGATACCCCCGGCACTGCCGAGGTCTGAAGGTCACCGGGGGCGAGGTTGGCCACCGTACTTGCGGGGTTCGTCTGCGCCGCGGAGATGGCCGTCACGGACTGCGACTGCGCCGTCAGCATCTCGAAGAGGCCACCGCCCATCGCCGACTGCAAGCCAATGTTCGCGGGGGAGTTCGTCGAGGCATTGCTGATCACCAGCCGCCCGTCGCTCAAGGCCACACGGCGACCGTAGCGGTAGTGGCCGATGACCTCGAAACCGCGCTCGTCGGAAACCGGACGAATCATCGTGGTGGGGTCCAGCACGATCTTCTCGGCGGCTGCATTCTGGGACTTGGTCGTCACGTTGATCTTGGTGGAAGCGATCGACAACATTTCCCCGATGACCATCGAGGTGTCGTGCGCGTACACAAAGCGTCCGGCGGACGTTAGCCCATAGGTGTAGCGGTTCGTCGCGAACTGGTTCTTGAGCCGAGTGAAGTTGGTGGGATCCGTTTGGGCTTGCTGGTTGGCGACCCCTTGATTCTGCCTGTTCGTGATGGTCGTCGCACTGCTAGCTGACGATTGGGCGAACGTGCCCGGGTTCTTCTGCCCCGCCGCCGAGGTGAGCTGCGTGGTGTTCGCCGGGACGTACGGCCGCGCGTAGACCATGACCGCGTTGGGGTAGCCCAGGATACGGCCCGTCTTCGGATGACGAAGCACGATGGGCTCGTAAGCGTTGTTGGTGTTGCTCGTCTCCTTGTTGACGTCGATCGCCGGATAGAAGGCGGGGTGCCCGTTGAAGGACAGGTTGAACTTCCCGCTCGCGGCCAGCTCAATCGAGCTGTACGGGAAGGAGAGCTGCGCCTTCTGCTGGATCGACGAAGGTGCCGGAGCCCCGCCGCCGGGTGAGGAGGTCTGCTGCGGGGCCCCCGCCGCGCTCGTCGTCTTGGCGGCGCTGGTCGTAGGAGTGTTCGTCAGGGTCAGGGAGGTGATGCCAGTGGGCGCGATGAACTTGGTGCGCTTGCCCGTCAGCGTGAGCGTTGTCGTGGCTTGGCTGCCGAACGCGATGTTGTGCGAGATGCCCGTCACGTACCAAATCTGATCCTTGGGGGCGACGTAGACAGGGAACCCCAACCTGAGTTCGGGACGGCAGGGGATCGTGATCGAGCCGTGGTGTCGGCGAGAGTTCACGCGATCAAGCTGGTCGAGCCCGTAGTAGAACATGAGCTGGGGGTCACCCAGGAACTCGCTGTTGATGGTCTTCGATCGCCAACCGTAGGTCCGCAGGAGGTGGTAGTCCGTCACCGTCGTGTACGGCGTCAGCTCTTCACCCAGGCTGTAGTCCTTGTTCCCCTCCAAGGACCCCTGCATGATGATCTGGGTCACGACCTCGGACTCGGACTCGGACAGGTCCCAGTTGATGATGTCGATGTCCTGGATCCAGGAGAGGGGCTTGTTCTTCAGTACGTCGAGGTTGTAGAACGGGGGCTTGAAGATGATGGACCCGTCGACGTCCATGTAAAACTCGTAGCCGATGCACTCCTTCGCGGCGTTCGCCAGCTCCAGCTTCGTCTGGAACTCGCTCTGCATCAGGTTCACGCCGGTGACGTTGTTGATCTGCGTGCGGAACGCGGTGACGGTCGGTGACGTCGGATCGAAGCCGGCCTGACCCGCATCGGGCCCCCCATTTGCGTTCTGCACCGCCGTGGACACGAAGTTAGCGGGAGGCTTGTTCCCCCCGCCCTTGCTGTTGCGGGAATAGGCACGAGCAATCGTGTCCCCACGAACGGCTTTCCCATTGACCCCGTACATGACAAGGTTGCTGCGAATGTTCTGAAAGCGCTGGGACCAGTAGAGCATCATGTCGCCGAACGCGGCGGCGAACGTCGATGCCTGCTTCTGCTCCTGGTACGCGGAAACGTAGGTACCGCTTCCGACGATCACATCCCCCTTGGACTGAAGGGACAAGCTGTAGATGATGTCGAAGGGGTTAGAGCCGGCAAAAGTATTTCCGAACGTGCTGTACCCAGCCTGGCCCTGGGGGGCGAGTAGAGCCGGGTTCGTGTTCATCACGGTCAGCTCCCACCACTTAAGGATGTCGGCGCACTGGATGGACACCGTGTGCGCGCCAGAGGAATACGAGTCGGTGACCTCCGTGACGAGCCCCCAGAAGATCGGATAGTACTGAGGGATCCCTTCGAGGAGGTAGTACCCCTTGGCGTATATCTCGACCTCCATCATGGGGGTGATGACGGGGTTGCCATCGAAGTAGAAGTCGTCGATGGTGTGCCGCGGGACCGCAAGGGACACGCTGGCGCTGCCGGGGACGCTGTCAATGCTCAGGTCCACCTGGATGGTCGTGATGAACTTGTTGAGGTCAAAGGTTCGCGTGCAGCTCGGACACCCGACGACCTCCATCTCCCCGTTGATGAAGACGAGGGCATCCGGAGCCGTAACGACGGTCGGCCTAAGATTCGGCTGCCAGGAACCCTGGAACGGACCACGTGCCGGCATACTAGGCTACCCCACTGTTGGATGTGGAAGTGGAGTCGGGGCCTGCGATCTGAGCGGAGTTCGTCGGTGGGGTCTGCACGGGCTGCGTGCTGGCCGTCACCTGATTCGACGGGGCTTGGCCACTGATCAGCGCGGGGGGTGCGCCGTACGTGAGCTGTTGGGCGCTCGTGTTGGCGAGGAGGAACGTGGCCCGAACCGTGAATGTGAAGTTGTACTCCAGCGTGTAGGGCGCGGTCTCTGTCTCACTCAGATTGAAGTCATCGAAGGAACCGACGTAGAGGATGTTGTCGTAGTAAATGTAGATCGACCCGACGACGGATAGGTTCTTCTTCTTCGAGGACTTCGGCTCAATGAAGTCGGAGAGCCACACGCCTCCGTTGCTCTTGTAGAGGAGCCACAGGGACAGGAAGTTCTGGTAGGACGCCGAGTACTGGCGCGCGGTGCGGGTGATCCCAGGGCCCGCACCCACCCCCGTGCTGCCCGCGCTCCCGCCACCCGTTGCATCGATCGAGTAGAAGGCAGCCACCTTCCCACTCGCCTCGATCTTGTCGAGCTGCTCCCCCCATTGCTCGACGATCGGTCCGCTGCGGCTCCACTCCCCATCGGAGATGATCTTCTCCGCCGCAAGCTTGAAGCTCTGGGGGTTTACCAGCATCTTCAGTGGCGGCGTGTTCTGCATCTGCTGGATTGCCGCCAGCGTGTTGTTGATC